TATTTGCCGGCGAGCCCGCGAAAATCCTTGAGCGCCGCGAGGAGGACGATATAGGCGCGCAGCTCGTCGACTTGGATGAGCCCCGTCGCGCCGCTTGTCGCCCAGCGGAACGCGGGAGGCGCCGAGGGCGAGGAGCCCGCCCGCCGCGCGTCCATGTGAAAAGCCACGCCGTCGAGAGGCGTCGTGCGCACGAAAGCCGCGAGCGACAGGCTCAGGCGAAACGTTTGGTTGGCGCTGGCGTCGAGGCGGAGTGTGGCGGTCATCGGAATCTCCGCGTCATTGCTCGCGGTGCCACGCGGCGTCAGTCGCGTCCCACCGCACGCGCAGGCCGGCATAGGCCGCCAACGTCGACCCATTCGCCCATCCACTGACGGCCGGCGAGAATGTCAGCGCGGTGACCGCCCCTGCGTAATTGACAAACTGGATCGAGTGCCCATCCGCCAGCGCGGTCGGCAACGTCACCGTCGACGCAGAGACGGTCGACGTCTGCGTGAAACGGACCAGTGACGTATTCCGCGGCACAGTGTAGCTCGCGCCGAGCGTCTGGCGCACGCCAGACCCGTCGATTAAAGCGCCAGCCGACAGCACGGGGAACCCGGCAGAGCCTGGCATTCCAAGGGTCGTGCCGCCGGCGTCAAGCACGACCTGCCCCGCCTGCGCTTGCAGCGTCAGATCATTGGTCAGGACCGCGGTCGACGTGGGGATTAGCCCCCCGGTTTGAGGGAATGTTACGGTTGGAGTCGTGACGTACCCAGCACCGCCAGACGTCACAACATAATCGTCAGCGCGTCGCGGCGACCATGTGATGCCATGCGTGGCCACGGTGCAGACGCCATTGGTCCATGACACACTGATCGCGTCATCGGGAAACGCCGAATATTGTTGAGGAGTGGCGCCGGTAAGACCAACGCTCGTCGCCGCGCCGAGCGTCGCCGCCAACACTTTGATTTGAGCGGGATGACCACCCGCCGTCACCGTGCCGCCCTGGAGCGTCAGCACATCGTTGACCGCGCAGCTCGATCCGCCGTCCACAATCGCCCCTGGCAATTGCGGCTCCATCGACACAACATGCGCCAACGCCTGCGTGCCGCCGGCGGGGGGCGCCGCAATAGTGATTGCCGGCAGAGTCCCATCCCATGGGTGGGTTGCGTAAGTTGTGGCATAGCTGCCGCTGGTTAACGGGACAATCGACGCCACCGACCCGCTCGGCGCGATTTTTGCCACCGGCAAATCGTGCGGCCACGCCAATTGCAGGGCGCCCGCGCTGGAGAGCGAGAGAGGCGCCTGATACGCGCGCGGCCACGGCGTGCCGTTAGAATATGAGGCGCCAGTGTTTTGGTAGACGACATTGTTATTGCCAGGGTCGCCGTCCTGAACAATCGCGCGATCCGCGTCAGGCGCGCTGGTCAGATCGTTGTTCGCCACGAGCACCTTGGATTGCGCGGTGATGTGGACGCCGATGATGTCGGCTGGACCGCCTTGCGATGGATACGTGTTACCCAAGATGCCGCCGGTAACGATGGCTCTCGCGGTGATCGTATTGCCCCACGGCACGATTTTCACCCCACCGACCAAAGGCCGGTCCGCCTTCCACGCGCTCAGCAAATTACCGCCGGCGATGATGAAACTCCAGTCGCTTTGCATCGACACAGAGCCCAGGCCGGCGGCGGATAGGACCGGGTCGGCCAGATATCCCCACGTATGCACGCCGTGCAAAACATTCGCGCCGCCGTTGTCGACATAAAACCCTGTGATTTTAGCGCCCTCGGCCACCAGGCCGTCAAATGTAGAATCAGACCCGGAATGCCAAATCCCGTACAGCGGCAATTGGTCGCGCGATTGATAGCAGATATGCCCGGTGTCATTCACATTTTCGATTTTATTCGAGCCGTCGATGCGATTTTCGTAGCCGGACACAATCCGCACCGTGGCGCCGCCCGGCGCGGCATTGCGGAACACGCTGTCGTGTGACGTCCAGGAGACGCTATGTGCGTCGTAGACAGTGTTCTGAGCCATGCACCAGCCGTCGAACACAAGCCGCGTGGTGGTCAGCCGCCCCCAAAAAGCGCTGTCCATCGACAGGACCGCCGCCGGAGGGGTTGCACAGGTCGGCAATATGCGGATGACCGACCCGCGCTTCGCTCCGCCGGCGCCGCGCAGCGACACCGAATTCGGCGTGGCGGGGATCGTGACCGGCGCAGCGCAGACATTGTAATATCCGCTGGACGGAGGCGGGAAAACGACGTCGCCGCCGACAGCGAGCGCCGCAGCGAGCGCCGCATTGATCGCCGCGGAATCGTCGCCGCCGGAGCCCGCGTTGGCGTCAAAATCCTGGGGCGTCAGATAATCCGCCGCGCGGTCGGCATTCCGACGCGGGACCGCCGCGCCATTCGCTCTGGTCGACAGATCGGACACATTCCCAGACGCGGAGCCGGTGCCGCCCTCGGAGACGCCAAGCACTCGATTGACGCCGGGATTGGCCGCCAACGCCGTGGACGCGCAGAGCAGCGCTGGCACGGCCGAAAACGTCAATGATCGCAAGCGTGTCCGCATCATCTTACCGTCATGGTGTTGTCACGCCGGTGGCGATGGTGACGGCGAGTGGGGCCGCGCAGAGGTTGAGCACCTCGCCATCCGCCTCCGCCTGGAGGTCGGGCACGCCCCCCGAATAGGGCGCAAGGAATTTGGTTTTTGCCGCCGGCAACACCCAACTGAGATTGCCGTCGTCGTCCGCCGCCAGCAGTCCGTTCTCGGTCGAGAGATCGGCGAGCAGCGCGCCATCCGCCGAGCGCACCTGCATCCGGAATGCGATGCCCGTCAGATCGACGCCCGCCTTCAGCGCGACGGAGCCGCGCCAGTCCGCATTGGCGGAAATCGCCAGTGGCGGCGCGACCGTCACGCCCACGAGCTGCGCGATCCGCGTCATATCAATACCTTTTCGCGAGGTCGGCGGCGCCGGGCGGCGGCGGCGGCCAATGTGCGTCGTCGGCATACGTCACGTCGCACGCGGCGATCAGCGCGCGCGAGACGGCCTGCATCTCGCCAATCCAGACAACACCCGCTTTCCAGACATCCAGATCGGCGCCCGCGAGCGCGCCCGTCGCCACATTCGCGAGACTGTTCTTTTGGGCGCTGTCGCTCGCAATGGCGTAGATGCGCCGCGCGCACTCGGCTTTCACGCGCGGGGCGAGATCGGCGGCCGTCACCGGCGCCAGCCCGGTCGGCGGCAGGCCGGCGGCGATCAGCACCTCGTCCAGCGCCGCATAGGTGGCCTCTCCACGCTCGTCCCTGGGCCAGGGCGTGGCGGCGCGGCGGGCGTCGGCGGCGAGCCAGGCCATATATTGGGCGTCCGTCGGAGCCAGCAGCGCGCGCGCGGCCGACGAATAGACGACCGGCTCCGCAGCGCCGTCCGGCTGTCCCAACCAGCACCATTTTTTGGGGTCGTAAGTCATGTGCAGCCTCAGATGTAATAGCCGTTCGAATTCACGCCAGACAGCGTGCCCGGCAGGTAGGCGGCGCCGGAGCCGGAGGTGTCGATGACGCCGCCGGACCCGACAAAATAGCGCTGCCCGGTCACAGCGCCGGCGAACGAGCACTGCGCCGGCAGGAATTGCACCTGGCCGCCCTTGCTGGCGGACGCGAACGACGCGACGACGGGCGCCCCGATGGCGGTGAACACGACGTTCGAGACGGTGACGCCGTCGTTGTATCCGCACTCGATCAACCCGCCGCCCGCCGAGGTGAGCAGCACGCCCGTCGACGCCGAAGCGGCGGAATATTTGATGTCCCCCGTGAGGGTGATTTTCGCGCCCGAATAAGCGGCGATAGCGCTGTAGCCCGAGGTGGCCATTCTGACGGTGGCGTTCCACCCGGACACCACGGCGCCCGCCTGCGCCGCGACGCATTCGTAGTAGGAGTTGATCGAGAAGCCGTGGATCACCACACGCGTCGAAGAGCCCGAGACGGTGATGCCTCGGCCCCCATTGGCGGATAAGGACAGGGCGTTGACCGTGCACAGGTCGACGCCGGAGCCCGCCAGCTCCAGGTTCGCGATTGAGGGCGTCTCGATCCGCATTGGCCCGACAGCGCCATTCAAATGGATCCTCACCGTCCCCGGGCACACAAAACTCGAGACATAGTCGATCGCCGCCTGTGCGGTTTTGAAGGCGGTCGCCATGGAGAGACCGCTGTGCGAGTCGTCGCCATTGGCCCCGTCGACATACCAGTTGGTCGCCTGGATCATCGGCATAAACGTCTCGCGCGCGATCCGGGGCGACAAAAAGAGATTGGCCGCCGTCCCGGCCAGCACGTCCGCGATCAGCGCCTCGGCCGGGATCGTGGCCTCGAACTGCGAGACCAGCGCCTGCAGCTGCACATTTTCCGCGACCAGCGCGGCGGCGGCGGCGTCGAGATTGTCGGCAATGGACATATGTGTCTCCGTCAGATGGTGGTCAGGCCTGCCGCGCGGACGAGCGCGTCGATGCGCCGCGTTTGCAGATCCAGATTGCGCGAGTGACTCATCGACCGGCCCTCCAGCATCAGGATGGTCTGGTCGGCCTGGGCGATGGCGCGCAGGAGCGAGGCCAGCGCGGCGTCGATCGCCAGCACGTCGTCGCTGGTCGCATAGGTCACCGCCGGCGTCAGGATCAGCGGTGTGGCGTCGTCGATCGAGACCGAGATCGTCAGATTGAAAGAGGCCACCTGGCCGGACGCCGCCGTCGATTTCTCGATCTGCGTGTTGGCGACGACGACGACATTGCCCTGTTCGTCGAGGATGGCGATTTCGCGGATCCAGAACGGCCCGATCGGATTGCCGGAGCCGTCCACCGCCGGCAGCGGACAGACGAGATCGATCTGCTGCGCATTGCCGGGATTGACGGAGGCCGACAGGATCGGCGCCGCATAGACCTGGTGGGCGATCCCGTTGGCCTCGATCTGGCCGAGGGTCGGGATGGCGCCGTTGCCGTCGCCAAGGACAAAAGAGGTGAAGACGACGCGCGCGCCGCCGGCTTCGAACGCCGTCACGCGCTGCTTGTATTTAGCGGTGGTTTTCGCCCCATAGGTCATTTTATTCGCTCGCTCCGGACGTCGCTCGATCGCTCGCGGTCATTGCAGCGCCCCAATCTGAATGTCGCCGCGCACCCACAGCGCCGCGCCGGTCACGGCGCCGCCGGCGAGGCGCGGGTTCGGGTCCTCGGGCAGGATCTGAATATTGCCGCCCACTGCGAGCGCCGCGCCGAGCACGACGGCGGCCGGCGGCGCCTGGTAGCGGATGTACGGCATGTCGCGCACGTTCTTGCGCGCCAGGACGGAGGTGAGCACGTCGCCGGCGGCGGGCGGGTCGCGCTCCGCGTCGAGCGTCACCAGCACCTCGAAGCCCGGCCATTCGAGCCCGGCCTCGAAATAGTCTCGCACCGTGACGGGATAGCCGACGTCGAAGCCGATCTCAGCGCCCAGCATGTCGGGCGTCCCGGCGAGCTGGTGCTCGGCGAAGGCGTTTTGCGCCCGCGCCCTGTTCCAGGCCGCGTCGCCGGGCTGAAACCGGCGCACGCTGCGCTCCCAGCACAGCAGCGGCAGGAAGGCGGCGCTCGCGCGCATCGGCTGGCGGTGGCGCCGGATGGCGTCGGAATCCAGCGCCGACATGCGCGCGCCGACGCCGGCCATGGCGCGCTCCATGGGCGATGCGGAGGGCGGAAGCAGCGAGTCGTCGGTCACGGCGTCCTCCGCGACCAGCTCAGGATGACGCCGGCGAGCACCGGCGCGCCAAATGGATCGTCGCCGACATTGCCGAGCGGCTGCGTCAGCGTGAGATCATGGACGAGGCCCGAGCCATTGTAGGACAGCACGGCGGAAATCTGGCTGCGCGTGACCAAGCCGCCGATCTTCGTCCGCGTCGCGGCATAGGCTTCGAGCGCGTCCCGCTGCGCCGCTGTCACCGCCTCGGGATCGGCGCCCGATTCCAGCACGAGATTGGCCTCGACCGTATAGGGGATAGGGGTCGCCGCGAACACCCTTACCAAATCGTTGACCGGGCGCGCCGCGCGGTCCGAGCAGGCGGCCTGGACGGCGGCGACCACCTCCGCCCTGGCGACGCCGGAGGCATTTTCGCCGAGGCAGTAAATCCACACCTCGCCGATCGGCACGCCGGCGCGCTCGTGGCCGTAGACCACGACATCCGCGAGGTCGACGGGCGCGGCCGACAAAGCGAGCGCCTTGTAGCGCTCATAGGTGCCGCCGGTCGCCAGCGCCTCCCAGGCGAGCTGTGCGCGCGCTTTCAGGCTGGCGTTTTTTTCGCCGTCCGCCCTCACCGTGGCCACGTCGGCGGCGCGCAGTTCGATATCCGCGTCTTCCACCGCCGTCGCCAAAAATGTCGAGGCGACCGCCTCGTTGATCCGCTGGCGCATCAGCCCCTCGCGCCAGGCGTAGGACGAGATGACGAAATTCAGCGGATTGCCCCTGAGCGCGGCGACATCATAGTCGATCCCCGCCGCCTGGAGCCGCGAGGCGGCGTCGGCGATGGTGGCGTCGTGGAGCGCGGCGAAGCCGAACGCCTGGACGGCGGAGGGCGTGGGCAGCGCGGCGAGATTGATCGGCTGGTACATCACGTCCTCACCTTGATCAGCCCGGCCGGCGCGACGGTCACCGATTTGCCCTCCGGGGCGGAGAAGTCGCCGAGATGGCCGTTGGGATAAAAAATGCCGGCGATATCGAAAGCGGCGACGCCATCGGCGCCGAGCTTGATGGGCGTGATTTTCGTCAGCCGGAATCCGGGCTCCCATTTGAGCAGGGCGTCGGCGATGGCGACGAAATATTGGCCGATGGTTGCAATGTTCTGCGGCCGGTCCTGGAGCGCCGGGATGTTCGAGCCGAAGGTGCGGTTGAGCACCAGCGAGCCGATCGCGGTCTGCGCGATGCAACTGATCGACTGGGCGCATTCGGCCCAGCCGGTCAGCGCTTCGCCCGTGTTGCGATCGAGCCCGGCGCGCATCAGGAGGCGGCCCCGTCCGTGGTCGCGGTCTTCGACGATTTGCCGGAGGTCTTGGCGGCGGCTTCGGCCTCCAGCGCGCTCTTCAGCTTGATCACGCCTTCGTTCACCCAATGCTCGGCGACGGGCGCGGAGAGCGCGATCTCGTCGCCATGCAGTACTTTGCGGCCGGCGATGTGCACATTGGCGACCTCGGCGATCACGCTATAGAGTTCGGTCGGCAGAGGCCTGCGGGTGGAAACGGCCATTAAAACCTCCTTTAAGCGCTCTCCAGGGCGTCCTGTTTGATGACGTATTTCGTCCCGCCAAAATTCAGGATGAATTTCTCCCGGGCGCCCGTCTCGACATGGGCGACATTGCCATCGATCGAATGGAAAGAGCCGCCGCCGGGCTTGCTCATCACCTTCCGGCCGTCATTGGCGGGCGGCTTCTGCTTGCCGGAATAGCCGGAGGGCCGGCAATAGGCGTTGCTCATGTCGCCGGAAGGCGCGTAGACATGCACCAGATCGTCCTTGGCGAGCGGGCTGACGTCGCCGTTGGAATCGCAGACGGGAATCTCGTGGCTCTCGTACCCGAGATCGACCACGGCCACGTGCTTCGTTTTGTCGTAGCTCTTGACGACGCCCATCATCCCCGAGGCGATGTGAATCTGCCGCTGCATGTCGGCGATCAGCAGCGACATGTCGTCGATCTGGCGCTGGAGGGCGTCGAAGTCGCTCATCCGATCTCTCCATCCGGCTTGAACGTCCCGGCGAGCGGATCGGCGTCGGGCGCGCCCACGGTGAGGCCGGGCAGGATTTCCTCGTCGGAGGACAAGGGCGCGCCGTTGATCCAGATGTCCTGGAGCGCGGCAAGCTCGGCGGCCTCGATCTCGCCGAACTCGGTGCGGCCGAATTCGTCGGGCTCGATCATTTCGCCGATTTTCAGCGGCGAGGTCCAGTTGACCTGCCAGATGGCGACGCCTTTCAGCTCGACGCCGCCGGAATATTCGTTTTGCGCCGCCAGATCCTCGGGCTGCCGCGCGCCCGCGACCGCAAAGCGGTTGCCTTGCAGCGCGATCGTCATGGCGGTGGCCATGGCGGCGCAGGAATCGTTGCGGTCGACCTTGTCGCCGCCCTTGATCGCATCCTTGGTGATGATGACCAGCGCCCAGCGGGTTGGAACCATCACGCGGCCGTCGCTGACGCGCACAGCCTTGCCGAAGCCGACCAGGGCGAGCACGGCGATCGGCGCGCGGACCGAATAGCGCGACAGCTCCTCCAGTGTGAACGTGCCGCCATGGGTGTCGACGGTCACATCCGGCAGGGTCTTGCCCACCTCGGCCTGGATGGCGTCGCGAAATGCGAACAGGGTGGCCGTCATGCCATCGCCCTCGCCAGCCGCCGCGCGGCAATGTCCTCCAGCTCGCGCGCATTGGCGGCGGAGACGCCGACATAGGGACGGGCCGGGATGGTGACCTTTTTGGCGAACACGTCCTTGCCGCCGATCGTGAAGTGGAGACAGCGGGCCTTCACCGGGCGGATGACGCCGCCGAACTGGTGGATGCGGGCATAGGGTTGCACGCCAGTGCCCCAGATCGCCGCGTCGCCGGACACCGTGTGGTTGATCGAGCGGGCGAGCTTTCCGGTCACGAAAAGCGCGCCGCGCCCATCGGTGGTTTTCGGCCAGGCGCCGCCGGAGGGCGCGGTCTTTTCCACCTCCAGGCGCTCGCGGGTCTGCTCCATGCCGCGCTGGCCCAGCGCGTCGAGCAGCGAATGGAAGTCGATGGTCCCCAGCGCATTGAGCCGCGCCATCGCGGCGTCCAGGCCGGAGATTTCGAGCTTGTAGGCGATGCCGCTCATCACAGCCTCCGCAAACGGCGGCGCATCGAGTCGCCGGCCTCGTCGACGAGCACCGACTCTTCGGGGCCGATCACCACGCCGGCCTCGGCGGAGGGGATGATGTTGAGGGTCGCCTTGCCCTCGGAAATGTCGCGCAGGAAGGCGAGCGCGGCCTTCTCGGCCTCTTTGATGATGTCGTTGCGCGTCGCCGGCGTGTTGGCGAGCTGGCCCATGGCGAGATCGCAGCAAAAGCCGCGCAGCAGGATGGCCGCGTCGGGCTGCAGCTGCGCCGGCAGCTTGTAGCGCCGGCCGATATAGGAATCGATGATGGCCGCGGCGGCGTCGAGCGCGCCCGAGACCTTGGTTTCGTCGGGGGCCTGTTCGGCGTCATCCCAGGCGAGCAGGTTCACGGCCTCGGAGCCCCATTTGCTGCGCAAGTCTGATGCGGTCGCGTAGGCCATGGCCGGTCCCCGGGGAAAAGGGCCGGGCTCGAAAGTCCGGCAGTCTGGGAGGAAACGCCCATTGGTTGGACGTGAAAGCCCTCGCGGGCTATTCGGGCGGCTGTGACCTCGCCCGAATTTCGTCAGGCCGGCGATTGTTCCGGCGCGGGCTGCGGCGCGGGGGTAACCGTCCGCAACTCAAGGTATGGGTCCGCCTCGATCTCGGCGAAAGCCTCCGCCGTGATCTCGCCGAGGTCGATCTCGACCTCCGTGGGACCGAACTGGATGCCCGAGCGCCAGCGGCCGTCCTCGGGGCCGTGCACGCGCACCTTTTCGCCGGGCGCTCCGGCCATCGTCGCCGGCGCCGGATCGGCGTCGCCGCCTTCGCCTTCAACCTTGTCGGCGCTCTTGGGAGTTTTGGCCATGCCCGCCCCCTTACGCCAGCCAGGGCGACATAAAGACCTCGCAGAGGCGGCGGTCCGTATTGTCGATCATGCCGAGTGCGCCCGACTGGACGGCGCCGCCGGGAACGCCGTCGATAGGCAGGAACTGCGCCTCCATCAGGTCGCGTGCGGTTTGCTCCAGCGAGGGGCCGACCACCAAGAGGTTGGGCTTGATGTTGAGAGGACGGCCAAAGTCGCCCTTCAGGTTGATCATCGCCTGGCGCGCGGCGCGGAAATTGGCGCGGGTCAGCGGCACGTTGGAGCCGTAGGCGCATTGCCAGAATCCGTAGCCCGCATTGCAGCGGCCATCCGTGCCGTAAATGAACTCGTTGTTGGTGAACACGCGGTCCGACGTCTGCGGATTGGTCTTGGACACGAACTCGAAGGCGCGGCGCTTCTGGAAGATGAAGGGCTTCACCATCTTCGTGGTGTCGAGCAGATACCAGGCCGCGTTGGTCGGGTTCGCCACCGTGTTCTTGTTGGACACCAGCGTGATCGCGCCGTTGGCGTCCTTCACCGGATGCTCGGCGTCGAAGAAGTTCTGGCCGTCGAAGCACTTGCTGGCGAAGCCGCCCGCGAAAAGGCCGTAGACCAGCTCGTCGGGGAAAAGCGCCACGGACTCGCCCAGGCCTCGGAACAGCGGACTGAACAAGCCGTAGCTGTCATCTTCGATCTGCTCGCGCTTGACGCCGATGGTCTCCTCGAATGTCCGGTTCTTGATCTGGTAGCCGAAGGAGTCGAGCGCGTGGACCACGCGGTCGCCGACCCATTCGCGGATGCGCGGCACTTGACCGAGCCACCCGTAGTTTTCGATGGCGGCCGTGGAGGTGGTCTCCATCGCCACCTTTTTCCAGGTCGGTTCGACGGACCGCAAACCGCCGTTGAACTGGAAATTAAAACCCTGGAAAATCGCATCCAGGACGGAAGGCGTGATAATTCTGGGCATCGGGCGCTCCTATCCTGCGGGGCTCAGTTGTCGAAGCGCACCCAGGCGCCATTGGCATCGACGTTGAACAGCGTGCCGGCGGCCGGCCGAGCATTGGTGTCGCTGGTCTTGGCGACGGTGTTGTCGTCGACCACGTAGACGGTAGCGCCGATGTCGGCGATCGTGACCGCGTCGGTCGCGAGAACGTTCATCAGATAGACGCCAAGATTGACATCGACGCTCGCAGCAGCCGCCGCGCCGGTGCGGTTGTCGGCGGTGGCGTCCGCGACGCCCACCACCTTGTTGGCCGCGGTGGCGTCGGCGGGCACGGCGTAGGTCTTGCCGCCCGAAGTAGCGAGCGCCACCATGCCGCCCTCATAAATGATAGTCGAGGCGGCGACCGGAAACCGGCGCCAGGTGCGTTTGGCGAGAACCTTGGGCAGACGCCCGGCGGTGAGAGCGGCCATGTCGGGTCCTTACTTCTGGCTGGAAAGGAATTCGGCGAAGGCCTTTTCGTCGAGACCCATGGCCTCGGCGGCCGCCTTCTGCTCCGCGTTGAGCGCCACGCCGGCCTTGTCGCCGCCGGCGGCCAGGTCCACGTCCGGCAGCAGCGCCGGCAGGTCCTTCACCATGGCGGCGAAACGGTCGTAGCCGGCCTGGTCGGCGCAGGTGGCGAGATGGTAAGCGCGCGACACCGGCGCGATCTTGCGATCCTTGATCGCCTGGTCGACGGCGGCCTCGGCCGCGGCCTTGAGGCGGGCGCTGGCGTCGTCGGCGATCTTGCGCTCCGCATCGTTGGCGCGGTTGAGCGCCAGATCGTAATCGGCGCGGGGCACAAACTGCGACAGGTCCGGCTTCTGCGCATTGGCGGCGGTCTGCAGCCGGTCGACCGCCGCGATGGCGTCGGCTTCCGTCGCGGTGTCGGCAAGGCCGAGTTTCTTGAACAAATCTTTCATGAGCGTCCGATCCTCGGCGTTGAGGGCTGGCAGGGTGAAATTCGGAGTGTTGACGAGGCCGGCGCCGGTCAGCTCGACCACATGGCCCTTGGCGTCGAATTTGAAGACCGGCGAGACGTAGCGATATTCCCGGTCGCGGATCGCCTGCTCGCCGCGCGCGTTCCAGCTGACGCGGCCGTGGATGATCCCGTCGCGGATCGCCAGCTCCTCGATC